ACCCAGCAGTTATGGATCATGAGGAACGCGCCGCGGCCTATCTGCACTTCATCGCCTGCCATTGCGATAATCGACGCCGCAGAGGCCGCCAGCCCCAGCACTTTCACGGTGACTTTGCCGTCGTACTCACGAAGCAGGTTGTAAATCGCCAGCCCTTCGAACATGTCGCCGCCGGGGCTGTTGATGTTGACTGTAACGTCTGCGCCATTAAGCGAACGAAGCGCACCGGCGATACGGCTCGCGGTGACGCCCTCGCCCCAGTAATCTGCGCCTATAACATCAAAAATCGAGATACTGTTATCGCCGTCGCGCGCCGCACGGATGCTCCCGTTCCAGCGCTCCATTGCCGCAGCGGGAAGGTCTGGTTTTTCGCGCGCAAAAGGTCGCCCCTCCGGCGCCGCCGGAAGGCTTTTGATTGTCATGGATGCTCCTAAGCCGCCTGTTTCAGCGGGGACTGTTCGAAGGGAATATCGGGGAAAACGTGACTGTGAAGCTGACGAAGCGCGGCGGCCTGCACTGCCGGGCTGTTCTTTTTGAGGTCCTCCAGCGGCGTCAGGTTCAGCTGTACCGTGTAAATATCTCCACCCTCAATAGGAGGCAGATTTTCCAGCCGACGCACATCATTGCGTGACATCCAGCCGTTCTGCAGCGCGCTGGTATAGTAGGCGGCGCGTCCTGCGCTGTCGGCACGAAGCAGCCCTTCGACAGAAAACTCGGCAAAGATGTCCTCTTCACCGTTCAGCAGGCAGCGGGAAATTTCCTGCTCAATATTGACCAGCAAAGGGCGCAGCGTGTGGGTCAGAAACTGCAGGTTCATCCCCTCCAGGCTTGATGCCCAGCTGCTCTGCTTAGAGGTATGCCCGACCATAAACGGCGGCACGCGGAACCAGCGGCAGATTTCCTCAATGCCAAAAGAGCGCGTCTCCAGCATCTGGGCCGCTTCCGGATTCATCGTGACGTTCTGATATTTCAGACCGCCTTCAAGCACCATGATTTTCCCGGCATTCTTTGAACTGGTGAACTGTGCCATGTAACTGCGCAGCCGTTCGCGTTGCTCTTTATCCAGCGGCATATCTGCTGAGAGAAAACCCGAACTCTGCAGGCCGTTCTCAAATATTTTGGCCGCCGACTCCTCGACCGCCATTGCAGCCCCAATCACATCGCGTCCGGAACTCAGCGGCATCATGCCGCAGACCCCGTCAAGACCGAAGCCGCGAATGTGCATCAGGTTCTTTTCCGCAATGACACGCGCCGTACCGTTCTCGGTGTAGGTGTACTCAAGCCGGCCGGTATCGAGGCGTTTTACCACCATGTTCTGGGGAAGCAACGGCACCAGCGAGACCAGTTTGTTGCCGATAAACAGCTTCTCCACGAAGGCGTTTCCACGAAGACAGATACTCGCCACCAGCATCAGCATAAACCGCGATGGTGTCATCTCCAGATTCGGACGGCGACAAAGTACCTGGTAAACCTGATTCTGTTGGGCCAGCCTGCGCGAGCCGTCAGGCTGCCGCTCGTAAATCTTCAGCGGTAGCGTTGATATTGACTCGCTCAGCAGCCGGACGCAGGCCCAGACTGCGGACAGCTGGATAGCCTTATCCGCGGTGACCACCTTCCCGCTGCTGCTCGTACCGTACCATTCCTGCCAGAACGTCCCGTTGGTCAGGCTGATGGGGACGCCCAGCCAGTTAAGCAGGGCGCTTTTCACCCTGCCTGGCTGCTTATTTTTCTTCATCAGAAACCTACCATGATGGGATTATCAAAGAAGCCGCTCAGATCCTGCTGGTCATTGCCACCGTTAACGAGCAGACGACTCATCGCGGTGAACAGCGCAGCCGGACCATCAATCTTGGCCTCAGGTGTCGATTTGTTGGGAAAGATGTTGTCGTTACGATCCGGCTTCACCGTGACGTTCGACATCATCCAGTTCATCACGGGGTGATTGCTGTGGTGAAACCGCCCGCCGTAAACCAGCGCCTCAACCTCTTTCATGGCCTCGGAGAAATTGCGCACCGTCTGCGGCACTTCCACAAGGGGTAAACCCTCTTCAGCAAGCGCCAGACTGAACTGCGTCGCGCTCCACGGATCGAAGCCTATTTCTTTTAGACTTTCCCCGCTGACCCACTGCTGCAGCTCTTCTTTGATCTGCGCATGATCGATAACGTCGCCATCCGTCAGGATAAGTTTGTCGAGCTCAGCCCATTTCCGGTAGAGCTCGGCCATCTGCCGCGAACATTTTTCCAGCCGCCCCTCGGGCAGCCAGAATTTAAAGTCGGCGTGAACGTGACCATCAGGCGATCGCCAGGCTTTTACCGCAGCACAGATATCAATTTTGTTCGCCAGGTCGACGCCGACCCACAGCGGGTAAGTTTTCAGCTCATGCGCCGGCGCGATAAATTCGCATTTTTCCCACTTCAGCATGTCCATCCAGGAGGACTCCGCCGTCACCCAGATATTCATATGTTTAGTGAAGAAATTAACGCGTGCTGATACCTGCTCTTTTGCTTTCTTCGCAAGGCGGCGTAAATCGTCCCAGCGCTTGCAGATCCCCAGTCCGGGATTCGCCTTTTGCCAGACCGTTTCGTCGAACGGATCGTCGCCGTCGTCCAGCGTGTAGATGATGGCGAAAAAGGTATCGTCCTTAACGGCACCTTCCACCTCACTGTTAAAGCCGCGCAGCACCTTAATGGCGTAATCGCGCAACTCGTAGCAGATGCCTTCTTTGTTAAAGCCCGCAGTGGTGATACCAAACAGCAGGGACTGCAGGCGCGCACCGGTCGCCGTCTCCAGAACGTCCCATACGTCACGGGTTTTATGAGCGTGCAGCTCGTCAACAATGCCGCAGTGAATATTCAGGCCATCCAGGTTGTTAGCGTCACTGGAAAGCGGCTCAAATTTAGAGGCACTTTGCTCCTGATAGATAGCCAGCTTGTTGAACTCGAACAGGCGCCCAAGCGTCGGTTTCGCTTTTTTCACCATATTTTTGGCATCTTCGAAAACGATGCGCGCCTGATCGCGGGTTGTGGCCGCAGAGTAGACCTCGGCCCCACCTTCGCCATCCGCGCCCGTCATGTACAGGCCAATTCCGGAAGAGAGTGTGGATTTGGCGTTCTTACGCGCCACCTCGTTGTAAGCAGTACGGAACCGCCGCACCATTACCGGGCGGCCGCTGCCATCATTCCGCAGCACCACCTTGTGGGTTTCTTCATCCACCAGCGGAATAACGAAACCGTAAATATTGATAAGAATGAAAACATGCCAGTCCATCAGGGCGATCGGCTGCCCGGCCTGAGCGCCTTTCACATGCGGGATGAACTTATAAAAATTCAGGATGTGCTGGGCGCGGGGCTCGCTGAAGAAAATACCCCGCGCCTCGCCGTTTTGCAGATCGTCCAGAAAACGCTGGCAGGCCAGCCGGACGTATTCACAGGCAATAATCTCCCCCGCCACGACGCGTTCGGCGTAGCGGATACCATCGGCAACCTTAGCCATTAATCCCTCGCTTTCATGAACTCAGCCAGCGGATCAACCGCGTCCGGCGTCTTGGCGCTGACTTTTGACCGACTGGCTGGCGTCATCCCGAACTCAGCCAGCATGGCGCGCAGCCGCTTCCAGGCATCTGCCTTCATCATTGCTGCCGGATGCGCCTTAATCAGCACATCCCCCGTCTGCGTTTCAGTGCGGTATGTATACCCCTCGATTTCCAGCGTATCGCAGTGGTGGCGGTACTCGGTATAAGCCTCAACCAGTAATTCGAGCGCGCGGGCGTCCAGCTGGGAAATGACGCCAACGGCATCCAGCTCTTCGGCCATTCGCTTAAACCAGTACTTCGCCTGTTTGTCGAAATGCTTAGGAGTTGGGGGTACCCCTGCAGGGGGTTGTGGCTCGTTTTTATTGATCGGGCGTTTTGATGGGTTACCCCTCACCAAACGCAGATGGGTCGGGGTTTTCGGTGGTCCGGACATAATCGAAAACTCCTATTAATCATCGAGTGGGGGACCCCATAAAAAAGTTTTCTAACCTGCGGCGGTGTGAAAAAGGGTTAGGCGGCGGTCCTCTGGGCCTAAAGCCCTGAACTTTTGCCCCGCCCTCCCATCAACCGCGAATAGTTATCATTTGCTGCGATGTAAGATGCCGCCAGGCCTCACCTCTTCAGTTAGACGCTTCGTGATTGTGGCTTGCACTGACTTTGTTATGTCCTGGCTTGGTGTTAATGCCATGACAGCAGCATCCTCAGTGAAACGCTTTGCAGCACTCTTGAACGTCTTCCGGTCTATGTCGGGCGGTATCAGCGTCTCTGAGCCGCGCATACCCATGCGAACGGTCAGCTCTGGCATAGACTCACCAGCGACATGAGAGAGGCTTAGTGTCTTTACGCCATCCACTAACACTCCATCGATACGCAGCTCAACAAGCCGTCCGTCACGATATTCAATGATGAGGTCTTTCAACTTAATCTCTCCGTTGCCGTCTTTGCTTTATGGCAGGGCCAGCACAACGCCTGAAGATTGCTGTCCTCATCCGTCCCGCCATGCGCTTTGGGTTTGATGTGGTCAACCGTAGCTGCCGGGACTGGCCTGCCGTTGCGCAGACACTCCTGGCAGATGTGCCGATCACGTTTAAGGATGCGGGCGCGGATGATATCCCACTTACTGCCGTAGCCGCGCTGGTGGCGGCTCAGCCCTCGCTGGTGCTGCTGCCAGCCTTCATTACGGTGAGCCTCGCAGTAACCCGAACGGTCTGTAGT